TTACATTTCCCAATGCGCATGACGCGCTTTCGGTACCACTGAACAAGGATCCTGATGGATTAACACATCAGCCCCTGGAAAACGGTGCAGTAAAGCACGTTCAACTTCTTCCGCCAGAATATGCGCTTGCATTAATGGCAGCCGATCTTCCATCTCGAGATGAAGCTGAATAAACCGCGTCGGCCCGGATTGGCGGGTTCGCAGGTCATGAGCACCAATCACTCCAGGCCATGACGTCACAATATCAATAATGTCCTGTCGTTCTTCGTCAGGCAGAGCGCGATCAAGCAAAGACTGCACCGCCTCATAGCCCATACGTAATGCGCTGTATAAAATATACACGCCAATACCTAATGCAAACAGCGCATCAGCGCGATGGAAACCATACCAACTTAAAGCTAATGCAATAAGAATAGCACCATTCATCATCAGATCTGATTGATAATGCAGCATGTCGGCGCGTATCGCCTGGCTTTGGGTTTTACGCACCACCCAGCGTTGAAATGTGACTAATATCAGCGTACTGAATAATGCCACTAACGTGACACTGATACCTATACTAGGATCTTGTAATGGTTCAGGCGAGGCCAGATGCTGGAAGCCGGTTAAAAATAGGAATAATGCGGAGCCGGAAATAAACATACTTTGTGCCAATGCGGCCAAAGATTCGGCTTTACCGTGGCCAAAAGTATGTTCTTCATCTGCTGGTTGCAGGGAATAACGCACGACAAAGAGATTTGTCAGAGAAGCGGCCAGATCGACCAAAGAATCGACCAATGCAGCTAATACACTGACAGAGCCAGTATGCCACCAAGCAAAAATTTTAATCAGCAGTAAAGTTGACGCTAAAACGGTAGCAGACAAAGCCGCGGCTTTAACCAACCGTGCGTATTGCGGGTCCATAATCCGTTCCGATATAGAAACAAAGGGTTGTTAGTATAACGGATACAGATAAAAAAAAGCCCTCCATCATGGAGGGCGAAAAGACAGGGATGGTGATGCTTTTTTATCACTATCAACATGAAATAAAAGGATTTGTTTCATTCAATGTCCACACATTGGCCACATCGAAAAAAAGCCCCATATTTTGGGGCTTTATCGTTTTTGTTACATCCAGAGCGTTTGTTGACCGTTTCGCGCCGGGTGTGGCATGGCGGGAATAACTTCGCCGGGCAGCATGATCGAGCTTTCGAATGTCTCCATTGTCTTGAATGTATGGCCGCAGTTTATATTTTGGCACTGATGATAACGTTCCTTTGTGTTCTCGCTCAGGTAGCGACTGGAACGAGCATGGGCAGCTTCTCGACATAGTGGACAATGAAACATTTTAATCACCTCAACTGGCTATGTTTGATGTAACGATTTTAGTTTATTTACCCTTTTAAAACAATGAATTATGATTATATCACCATCTTACTTCTCTTCTTCATACTCTACATCAGAGAGCTTAACCTCAAGCTCTAGCGCCGTTGTGTAGCCGCTTTCGCCGAGGGTGTGTGTCACTTTAGTGATAGTCCACGCCTGCTGATCTATGACGCTCTTAAACCCTCGTACTGTGACCGGGGTTTCCGGGTATAAATCTGCCCGCCCCATCGCTAGGTTTATCGAAAACTCCGCTACGCCGCGTTGCAATTTGTCCCACTTGGCCTGTGCGGCGCGCATCGCCTGAGCCTTGGTGGCGTAAATCGTGGTTAAGGCCAGCACGTTATCGGCTTCCCCGGCCAGATATTCACCCTGTTTCTCCTCCTGCGGCTTGGTCGTTTTGGCTTTGATCGGTTTGGCTTTCGGATGCTGCAAAGCGCGTAAGTGTTGCGACTTGGCTTTGCGCTGGAGTTTAACTTTTTGCTTTTTGGGCTTAGGGTCTTTGGTATGCAACCAGCTTGCGGTCACGCCGGTGTAAGCATTGCGGTCGGCAATGGCAAACTGATGCCGGTCGCCGTCGGCGCGTTCGATGGTCATTGTTGGAATTGGCTTCCCACTGGCCGTCACGCTGTTCCCCGCTTTGAGAAATAGCAGCTTACCGGCTTTGACTGAAACCTCGGCACCATTTCGCTCGGCCAGCCGGGTGAGAAACTTAATATCGGACTCTTGCGATTGGTCGACATGAGGGATTTTAATCTCGGCAAGACCTTTCGCCAGCGCTGCTGTGAGCTTGTTACGTTCAGCAATTTGCGTCACCACTGCGCCGAGGGTGGTGTCGTGATAAGAAGCTTCGCGGCGCGAATTGAGCGAACCGCGAAAATCAGCGCTCCGGGCGCGAACTGTTAACGTATCCGGCGCACCACGATGCTCAATTTCATCGACGGTAAATTGGCCTTTACCAATCAGCGCCGAACCTTTCCAGCCAAGAAACAGCGACAATATGGCACCGCGTGCAGGCATCACCACCTGACCGTCGCTATCATCCAGTTCAATATCCAATTGGTCAGCCTCAAAGCCTCGGTTGTCAGTCATGGTCAGCGAAATTAAGCGGTTGCTAAGATTGGCGCTAATATCTTTGCCGCCGAGTGTGAGCATAAACGCCGGGGCAATATCCGCACCGGCGGCGATAGGCATTCCGATCATCATCAGAATAAACCTCCGAGCTTACTCTGTGCCTGTTGCAGCATATCGCTGGCTTGCTGTTGCAAATCGCCAAACATCGCATTCAGTGATTCATCCACCCGGTTGAGCGTCATGCTGAACTCAATACGCCGTGCTCGACCATCATCAAAAAATACGCTGTGAGTTTGCGAGATACTGGCGACAGCATACATGCCATAAATCGCACCATCCCCACCGAGCAACGGCCACGCTTTGCCCTGTTCGGCCATCGTTTTCAGCGTCAGCAATGACAACACGCCACCGGTAATTTCCGGTAACAACACGCCGGAAAGCGTGATTTTGTCCTCACCGATCCCCAAAAACTGATAGACCGGTCGCTGACCTACGCGGCTGTTGGACGGCCAGCGATAATCAAGGCTTTGCTGTAGCGATTGATAGGGCAAGGTCTGGAGCTGAAACACAAACAGCCCGAGGGTTAACATCATGTTTGTGGCTCCTTAATCAGTGTTCATACGCGAGCGAGCAGTAGCGCGGCGTTGGCGTTCTTTCTCCTCCAACACTTCGCGGATCATGTTTTTGGCATCCTCCCGGTTTTGCCCCGGAGGCACATTAATGTCGAGCTGATAATGGTTCTGGCTTTGGTCGGTGTAACCGCCAGCATTTGCCGTGACCGGCGCATAGTTGGCTGTTAACAGTCCACCGCTAGGGGAATAACCGCGCCCGTTTGAAGCGGTAGCGTACTGGTTTACCTTGCTAGCGTTGATATCAATATCAGCCGATTCACTTTTAATCAGACCGAGCTTTTCCAATAGCCAATCAACGCCCTCGCGCAGCTTGTTGAATAGTTGAAGCGGCGCGGTGAGCACATCAGCCAATGCCTGACCAAACAGCACTCCGGCATTACGGCAACTATCGAGGGATCCTTGGGTCGATTTGACCGGTGCAATCAGGTCACTAAACCATTTCCATACCGCCTGTAGCTTTTCCCCCAGCCAATCAAAAACCGGCTTTAAGGGAGCAAATAACTCGGCCACCGGCGCAAAGGCGGCTTTGAGTCCTTCCACTACGCCAGCAAAAAAGGCGCTGATCGGTTCCCAATATTTACGGATAAGTAACGCCCCGGCGACAATAGCCACCGCGATAGCCACTATTGGCCATGTCACCGCTCCGAGCGCCGTCATAATGCCGCCAGCTACCGCGGTGAAAACCGTACCAAGCAAACTCGCCCCGGCAATAATGGCATTAATCCCCATCACCACCGGCCACGCCACCAGACCAATCGCGCCGAGCATACCAATCACCACCATACCCACGCCGACAACCTTAAGAATGGTCTCGGATAATCCTTTATTTTTCTGTATCCACTGGTCGAGCTGAAGCACATATTTAGTGGTAGTTTGAGTCAGTTTGCGCAGCGAACCTTCCTGCTGATCAAACAGGTCAGTCCCAACCGCCTGATAGGCAGATTGAAACTGTTTGAAATCACCGCCGAGGTTGTCTTGCATGATTTTGACCAGCTCTGCAGTCTTGCCATCGGACTCCTGAAAAATCTTGGTCAAGCGGTCGAGCTTACCGGATGCCGCGCCTTCCATCAGCACGGCGGCAGAAGATGAGGCTTCCTCGCCGAAAATGGTTTTCATGTACTCCGCGCGTTGGGCGGTGCCGAGCTTGTTTTTATCAAAACTCTTTTGCATTTCTTTAAGAATGGTAAACAACGGGCGCATATTGCCTTTGCTGTCTGCGGTTTTAACCCCTAACTCGCCGAGCGCATCATGGGCTTTACCAACCGGTGCCTGTAGTCGGGTGATAACCGCACGGCTTCCCGTTCCCGCCATTGAGCCGGTAATTTTCGCATCTGCTAACGCTCCCGCCATCGCGGCGGTTTCTTCAACGCTGATACCGGCATTTTTTGCCACCGGTGCGGCATAGGTCAGCGTGTCGCTTAAGCCCTCAAAGTTGGCAGCGGTTTTGTTCATCGCCGCCGAGATAACATCACCAATGTGCGCGGTTTTGTCGTTACTCATACCAAACGCAGACTTAACCCCCATCAACAAGGTGGCGTTTTCTTCCATGCTCTTTTTGTTAGCGAGCGACATATTCAGCGTGACCGGCGTTGCGGCCAGAATGCCTTCTTTGTCTGCGCCAGATTTGGCGATAATGATTTGAGCGGCGGCGGCATCATCAGCAGAAGCAGCGGTGGTGTCACCGAGCTGGCGCGCCTGCGTACGCAGTGCTTGCATATCGGCGCTGGATTTCTCCAGACCAAGTACCGCCTGTAATTCAGAGTTTTTCTGTGAAAAATCAAAACCGGGCTTCAAGATAGCCGCACCGGCTACCACGCCAGCGGTCGCCATACCGACACCAGCAGCCCCTGCCCCAGCAAGATTTCCGGCTAATGCTTTCCCACCCTGATAACGCTGATTAATACGATTGAGCTTGGCCTGTTGCTGGCTGTTGCGAGCGAGTGCCTCGCGCTGGCGATTCAATTGTGCAGTGGTTTCGCTTAGAGAGTTTTTGAGGCGCTGCTCATCATTAGCTAGGCGGCGGGTATTTATCCCAGATTGCTGTAACTCATGCTGCTGACGTTTAACCGACTGTGTCAGGCTATTGTATTTAAGTTGTAACCCCTCGGCGGCACATTGCGCCGACTCAAGTACGCGTGCCTGTGCGCGGGTCGGTTTTTCGGTATTTCTAAACTGGATAGCCAGCTCGGCGGCTTCCTGCTTGGCTTTACTCAACGCTTGGTTTGTCACCGCTAGCTGTGCGCTCGTTTTACGGAAACCCTCAATGTGACCGGATTGGGTGTTAAGTTCTTTGAGGGCTTTTTGTGTAGTGCGAATATCACCAGACAGGGATTTACTCGCTGTCTGGATCGCTTTAAACGGACGGCTGGCTCGGTCAACGGCGTTGAGAAGCACCTGCAATTTCAGATTATTGCTCATCAGTGTTTCCGCTTCGTTGCAGCGCTTTATCGCGCCAGAGAGTAAGCTCGGTCAGGCTCAGGGGATAAAGCTCTGATGGCGACCAGTGGAAAATCACCGCAATATCCGCCATCAAATCATCGACCGACAAACGCGGTGGAAAAGTTAGCGTTCCGAATTCGGCGACAAAAAACCAATCACCTTACTCGCCAGCACAATCATGTCGGGCAACTCCAAATTAACCACTTCGCTCTCGGTTAATGACGGATATGTCATGCGCGGCAACACCTTAATCAGCGCGTTAACCTCAGAGGTCGCCACATCCTGCAAACTCACCCCGCGCAAGGTGCCGGTATTAGGTTTAATCAGGGTGATAGTTTCAATCAGGGTATCGCCGCGCTTGATGGGGTTTTCCAACGTAACTACATTTTCGTTTTCGATATTCACTTTTTCTGTTGCTCTGCTTTTAGTTCTAGCCATGATTTTCTCTTAAAAATAGGGATTGACCGGCCAGCGATTTATCTGACCGGAGATAGCATTACAGACCGATGTTTTTGCGGTGCTGCTCCAGACGATCGACGCCGTTGACCTTCTCAATCATGTTGACGACGTCAATCTCAATCAGCTCTTTGCCATCAAGGGTCATCTTGTAGTAGGTGCATTGAGTCGAGATTTTTGTTTCGGTGTTCTCGCCTTGCTTGTTATCACCGCCGTCAATTTCTTTGTGACGGCCACGCATTACAATTTCTACCGCCACCGTCTCGCCGGTGTCGTCGCGCTGGTAGGAACCAGCAAAGCGCAACGGAACATCTGACGCGCCCGGCGTCGCGTACTGCGCCCAAATAGCTTCATCCGGCAGGCCGCCGACCGTCCACTCCATTGAGAGCGCATCATCATCCAGACCTAAATCCACCGGCGCGGAGCCGTTCATCCCACCGCCGCGATAATTTTCCAGCTTGCGAGTCAGCTTAGGCAACGTCACCGAACTGACTACGCCCATGTAGCTCAAGCCGTCGTTAAACAGGTTGAGGTATTTCAGTTTGCGCGGTAATGCCATGATGTTTCGGTTCCTTAGCTGTTGGCCGTCGAGCCTAAGCTCACCAAATATTTATCGGTGATGCGCTGACGCAAAGTGAGGTTTTCCAGCGGTGGCACTGGCGTGTAGTCGTAATCGATATACAACTTGCCTGCCTTGAGGGTTTCTTTATCGTTGGCGCTATCGTCGTACCAGCAATCGGCATCGATGATATAGCCGTTCGATTTCAGCTCGCGAAACTTGGCTTTGATACCATCGACAATGTCGCGAATCAGCGTGGCGGTCATGGGTTTATCGACTGCCCACTGATGCGCTTCGGCCATAGTGTCAGCCAGCACCTGTGCGGTACGAACATAGTTTTCAAACAGAAAAAGTGGATCATCTGAACAGGTGCGGTTACCCCAAAAACGGAAGCCATCGGAACGAATTAACGTGGTTACACCGGCCTCATTGAGCAAGTCGGCATCTGTACCCGGTGCCTGTAAATCCCAAAACACACTAGCACTGATACCGGTTACGCCATTCACACCGACGTTAGATAAGGTCTTATGCCAGCCTTGCTCTTGGTCGATTTTGGCGCGTAGTCCGAGTGCTCGGGCAGTCGCCCATGCTTTAGTGCTGGCGTTCGCCGTGGTGTCCCATGCCAAAAAATCCGGCCAAATCAACATCAGCTCGCGCTGGCTGAAATTCTCACGGTACTTGATAGCATCCGACAGCGTTTTACAGCCCCATGCGCTGATATAACCAAAGGCACGCAACTGCTGGCAAACCGACGCCAGTGCGACCGCGACCTCTTTGCTATCCAGCCCCGGCACGCCGAGAATCCGAGGCTTAACGCCCGTCACCGCTTTTGCAGTAAGTAAGGCTTTCAGGCCGGTATATTGGCCGTTTTCATCTGCACCGCCGATGATATTGGAAATGGTCGCCGCCTGAATCTCATCCTCGTTCTCGCCGTCCCCTTCGGCCACGCGAACAACAACGGTGACCGGTTTGCACTGATCGCCAATCGCGGCCAGCGCAGCGGATAATGTGCCTTTTTTCCCGGCTTTACCGGCGGCAGCCAGTACATCGGTGATCAGTACCGGAGTATTAAGGGGAAAGGTTTTGGCGTCGGCATCTTCGGCGGTGCAGACCATGCCGACAACGGCGGTGGATACGGTGGAAATAACCCGTGTGCCTTCGTTGATTTCGAGGACACGGACGCCGTGGTGATAATCACTCATACAGTCATTCTCTGTGAATGGAGGGGTGAATCTATGGTGACGGTTTAGTCAGCGCGGGGCATTAGGTGGGGGATGTGTGGGCGGTGGTACAACAAAAGCCCCCTGAGTCGGGGGCTAAAAAGAAATGTCAGGCAGAAACTGGTGGCCACTCCGGCACCACGTAGCCATTATTCACCGCCTCGGTCAGTAGCCAGCGGGATTTATCCGACTCGCCAATTACCGGCAGTTCTATCAACGGCCAGCCTGCCAGCGTCGGCCACTGCTTGAACGCTAAACGGGTGGTGATTAGCTCGCGGCGCTGCGGTTCTGTCAGTGGTGCGTCGTCAATGGAATAATCGCTCACCATCATGGGATCGGTGGCACGGATAAAATCATCTCGGTACCGGCGAGCAACCGCCGCTTGCTGGTCGGTATCGGCCAGCCATTGTGTGCCATTCCACTTATCAAAAACCGTAATGGGTGCAAGGTCAGTCGTATCCATCGGATAATCGCCAATGTCATTCACTGTCATCGCCATACCGGTCACGGTGCTATAGCGAATTTCACCGCGATGGTCTGGAAGATATTCCCACTGGCTATTGTCAGCGCTGCGGCACACAGCAAACCCTTTTTTGGCTTTAAGCGGCTTATCTAAATAAGCATTGGCCGGAATGCCTACGCCTTCGGCTAAATATTCCTCGGCAGAAGAAAGATATTCCCGGCTGGGAAGAATGATATTAAAGACGGTCACCCAGCCAGCGGTCACCGCCAGATGATGGTTATCCAGTACCGCTGGGGTTTTAATTTCGCTGGTCATTATGCGGCTCTCACGATGTAGTTAAAGGCGATATTGCGGGGGCGGGTTTCATCGGCTGATGAGTTAGTCACTCTTCTGGCCGCCATCCATGGGTATTTATCAAGCTCTCCCAGGGTACCGGCATGCAATGTAACGTTGTACGAGTTACCAAGCGGCTGCGTAGGGGAGCCTGCTGTTTTAATCTCCGTCTCGTGATCATGCTGTTGTACCGCCTGCAACTGGTCACTAAGTAATTGACGTGACAAATCAACCCCGCGCCCATCATCCCAGCCACGGATAAACTCGCCGCGTAAATCAGGTAAATATCCAGCAGGATAGGCCAATGCCAGTTGCGGGTATTTGGATTTATCAAAGGGCGAACCGTTGCATTTTAGCCAGCCACTTGGCGGGAGGGCTGTCGGCCATGGCATGGGAATGCCTACAGGAGCCGCGTCACTGCCGACAAGCTCCCAATCACGTTCAAAACCAAAACCATCACGAGCGGAACGATAATAAACGCCGCCATTTCGATAATGAATTTTCAGTTGGAAGGCCGGGCAACTACCCGAACCCATATTAAAATGAACAATCATGGCGGTATAGATAACAGCGGAACTTGAGCTTTCGTAAAGAGCACTATACAGGCCACTGGGTGCATTCCATGGCACCCCATTTTCCCCGACCACATCCGAGACTTTGGTTTGAGAGAATGCTTTTCCGGCTTTGCTAATGGTGTCGTCTAATTTTAGGTTTGTGAGCGTCTTGGCCAGCGCATCAGCGCCCAATGCGCTGATCTCGGAAAGAAAGTTAGCGCTCTGCAAATACTGGCGGTGAGGGTTAGCCGCTTTAACGTGGTCAGCCAGCACGTTATCTGCGTACTGCTTAACTTCAATCACCTTATCATCGACATATTTGCGCGTCGCCAGTACCACCGACGGATCGATTTTCAGGGTGACGGCTTCGGTGCTGCTGACAATCAAAATCATCCGAATGGTTTGGGTGCGCCCGCTGCCCTCTTGCAGTTGTGGTTTATAGGTTTCGGCACAGTTGGCAATGGCAACCAAATCACCATCTTTATCCAGCAAGCCAATCTCCCGGATCCACCATCCGCCCTCAGTCTCAGGGATAACCTGTTCAGCAATAATCTGACTGGTGTTAATCGGGTCAATGGTCAACATATTCAGAGCAGCGCGGCGCTGTTCATTCACCAGTTTGGTTTGTGCCGGGTTAGGGGTTGGCAGGGTTCCGCCGCCGTCGCCCACGGCCATTTGGGTAATATTTAATCGGGTGCCGAGCGAGGTGGCGTTCGCCAGTTTGGCCGCCCCGACGTGGGTCAGAAGTGCATAGAATCTAGCGGTCATGGTTCACGCTCATCTCATCAATCATATGAATGGTGCCGCCGGTGTATTCGCTGCCGGTGACGGTGATAACTTCGGGTAAATAGGGGTAAACGGCCAGCTCGTCGCCGCTGTAACAACCCGCGCCAACATAAAATTGACCGCTGCTGTCCAGATTTATCGACAGGCCAATCAGGTGACGGCTGGCCGGTTTGGCGTCGTCAATCAGGCGCTCCAGTTCGCGGTACATTTCTTCGGTAATACCGGTTTCCAGCACGCCGACATCAAGGCGAAAAGTGCCGGGGATGTCGCCGGTTTTCCACCACTCCAGCACCTTAATCAGGTAGCCCAGCGGCTCGACCACGCGACGGATAGCGCCGATGGTGCCTTTGTGGCGGTGAACAAAATGCGCATTCGCCACGACGTGACGCTTTGCCGCTTCCGGCCAGCTCTCATCCCAACGGTCGACAGAAAACGCCCACGCCAAATAAGGCAACAGATTCAACGGGCAGGTTTGTGGATCCCAGAGCTGGCGCAAGGGTATTGGCGTGCGTTCAATCGCGGCGCAGGCTTTGGCGGCGGCGATTTCCAGAGGAGAAGAACCGACCGGCAATAGGCGGTTATCACTCATCGGAGCCACCCACTGTCAGCGTATAAGCGGTGCAACTGGAGGCTTGTGATTCACTTAGCACGATATCGGCCAGCGGCTGCGCTAGCTCGACACGCTGTACCCCTTCCACATGTAACGCGGCATAGATAGCGGACAGGCGAATATCCCGCCCGAGCCGGTGTTGGGCGCTAATGTAGGCTTTGAGCTTGGCCTCGGCGGCTTGCCTAATCGGTTCCGCTTCGGGGCTGGGGTAGAGAAATAATGAGGCATCGATTCGGTAAGGGATAATCTCAGCAGATTGCACCGTTACCCGATCGGCTACCGGACGCACCGCCTCAGCATTGAGCGCAGCGGCCACAATCTGGATCAGTTCTTCATTGGCGGTTCCGTCATTTTCGCGGGACAACACCGACACCGTAACACAGGCCGGTGACGGGCTAATCACCGACACATCAGCGACCCGACCGTCAGCACTGCGACCATGAAATTGATAAGCCCCGGCAGAACCGGCCACACTTAATCCCTCGAAGGCTTGTTGAATTCGAACGCGGAAATCACTATCAGATTCCATCACGGCGGCTACCGGCGGTAATGCACTACTATCGGCAGGGACAATAACCAAACGGGAAACCGTGTAATTTGCGCCGAGCTGATCGAGGTCAGCACCAGTGGAATAAGCCAGCATGTTGGCTCGCGCAGCTTCATTCACCCGCTGACGCCACATCACCTCGCGGTAAGCGCTTTCTTCCAGCAACTTTGTCAGCGGCTCAGATTCGAGCTGTAAGGTACGCGCCACCGCTGCGCGCTGACTTTCATCACACAGCGACAACAGCGTCGCCTTGCGCTCGGACAAAATACTTTCGTAATCCAGCAACTCAACCACATCGGGTGCGGGTAACTGGCTCAGGTCAATGGTTGCCATGGGATTAGCTCACAGGAACGTTAAGGGAAAAAGTACCGCCGGTGTCGCTCAGCTGGCCGGTGATATCGACAACCATTTCACCGTTGAATCGGTTATCGAAGGTAATGGCCGTTAGCCTGACACGCGGCTCCCACTTCAAAATCGCCATATAACAAGCAGCCATAATTTGCAGATTGAGAGCGGCGTTTTGCGGTTGATCAATCAACGCGGACAGGAGCGAACCATATTCGCGGCGCATGACTCTAGTGCCGACAGGAGTGATTAGAATGTCGCGCACGCTTTGCCTGATATGGCCGACGTCGTCGAGCTGCGTCCCCGAATTGCGATTCATGCCTGAATATCGAGATGTCATTTTGTCCCCTCCGTTCGACTGCCACCGCGCTGAACGCCGCCGTGATCGTGGCTATCCAACTGCACGTTATTAGATTTAAACGTCCCGCCGCTGTGCTCAATGTTGCCCTTCATTACGCCACCTTTTTGTACCTCCAGCGTTGCCGTGGTCAGCTTGTTGGTGCAAACCACCTCGGGCGTATCAAGGGTGATTTTTTTGCTGGCAGTAACGGTGACTGACGGCGAGGTGACAACCACCGAAACCGACGCACTCACCTCGGCGGTTTTAATTCCGCTAACAATTAGCGCGCTGGTATCCGGCTCATACTCAATAACCGCCCCATCAGGAAAAGTGACGTGATAGGCATCAGGTGAGCTGGATGGCGGCGGGAAATCATCACAATGAATTCCAGGCAGCACAAAAGCGGTATCTAACTCACCGCCAACCGCCAGTAATAACACCTGCTCACCCACCGATGGAGCCCACCAGTCACGCGAACGGCCAGCGCGACGTGTCAGCCAGTTAAGCCAACCGGTTTTAATCTCACCGGTTTCAACGCGACATAAGGCTCCATCGGTATCGACTTCGGAAACGACACCGGTGCGGATAAGGTTGCGCAGTAAGCGCTGAATTTCAGAAAGTTGGGATTGTGTGCTCATGAGGGAAGGATGCCGCCGGGGGGATTTGGCGGCAACATTAAGAAGTGTGATGACGAACCACACTACAATGTTATTTGTAATATAGAAAATAAATTATAAATGCATTAATTTATATGAACAAATTGGTCATTTTCATTACAGGCTCATTGATACCTCAATGGAAAAGGTGTGTTTTATGGATTACGCTACAATTCTCTTCTCACTTGCGTCCGCTTTTGTAGGTACTTTTTTTGGTACTTATTGGATTAAAAAAACAACTGATAAAAAAATGAAGCACGTTCGGGATATAGCTATATCTTGTTTAAATATGATGAAGGAGTATTGTAAAAAAGAGAATACCTATCAAGAATTTCAAAATGAGTTTAATAATAAATATAGCATTTCAAACAAGCGGGCATTTCTAGTCGTTTTACATAAAATAGGCATTCCAGTTGAGTTCGCGACAGAAAAATCATTTGATGTAAAAAACGTTTCATTTTTACCAGAAAAAATTGATGGGAAAGAGATCGAAGATATGATTTCCCAAATTCGTAGTGGACAATGCGATCATCTATTTTTCTTAGACCCAGACACTTACTTTAATGAAAATGGGGCAGTAAGAAAGAAGAGATCCATCGCTATAAAATTCATAGACAAAGCTATGGCTGACTCAGTTGGTCAAGAAGAGGGAGAACAGTTTGTGCAACGATTCCCCGACGATTGGACAAGCTATTTTTCACCCGGTGAGATAAATGTCATTAGCGTTTTTAGAAAAAAATTATGTAATCCATATTATTACAAGTCAGACGGGAAGGTAAAAAATAAAGAGCTGGACAGGTTGCGCGAAGAGGTAAACATAGGGATATGGGATTATTATTTCTCATGGGACATTGGTGCTTTTGAAAATATGTATTCGCAGAGAATATCTAGCGATAAGAGCGCTCAATTATTCGATGCTATGCTACAACAACTGGCTAAAAATCCGCCTTCTAATCTTTAGCCTAAAAATACAGGCATGGCAGTAATGTATGCCATGCCAATTTAATGTTAAATAAACTAAAATCATTTCTTAATGCATCGTTAATGATGCTCCTATCAAATAAATTAAGCCACCACAATAACCTTTTATCGTATTTTATTGATTGGTAAAACCTAACCCATCCTTATACACCCGCACCATTAGCTGCGCCAGCCCCACAAACACTATCGTTGCAACATCTCCTGCCCCCTTGGCTATCCGTGCGTTGAGATGTGTACTCACAAGCAACCAAAAAAGCAGCTATTGACTGAGGAATGCAGTCATAACCTCCTCAACGATATGCTTATCTGCCGGGCTTAGCCCTAATAATGGGCGCTCGTCGTATTTCACCAGCTTACCTTTCGGATGAGGTCTATCCATTAAGCCATATTGATGAACACGCACCATACGCCGCACACCGGTAGTAAACGCAATTAACGCGGTGTTTGGCGTGCCAGCGGCATCCATAAATTTATTAGTACTCAATTTAATAAACATGGCTCGGCGCACACGGCCATTTTTACTTCGGGCAGTTTGGCGCTTTCTGGCAGAGTACGGCATCCCCTCGGGGGTCTGCTGGCGTTTGATGCGTTGCTGCTGACTGGTTCGCAAACGCTTTGCTACCTCAAAGGCTATTTTTCGCCGCTGCGGAGGGGTCAAATTAGCGATAAGCCCAGCGAGCCTGTCCTCACAAAGTTTAAGCTCACTCATCCCAATGACTCACTAATTCACCGTTGATATAAAGTTCCGTCGGACGCTCCACCCACTGTGGAATTGGCGGTTCTTCCAGATGATTTACATGCAATGCTTTACCAACCTGTTTGACGATCACCCGTTCAGTGAGTCTGAGACTAAAACTGATATCAATACTGCCGTTATTATTCAGATCAGCAAAATGGGTGAAGCCGTTCTGTTTGCCTTCATCGGTGGTCATTATGTCCGGCTGGTTTTCTCTCAGCCACGCATTTATCGGCACAATAAGTAAATCCAGATCGCTATGCCAATCGGTCACAATCAGGTTCAGCGTGTACTGATGTTCGAACGACAAAGACGCGGCCAACGTGGTCGCTATCGTACCGTTATCAATAAATATACGTAGCATATCCGGGTTATTACGCAGTACTGGTGCGGCCTTTTCTAACGCACTACGCAGGCTTTTCGGCTTTAACATCCGGTGACTCCTGACACTGTTTGAGGGTTTCAACTTGTAGCGCACAACTCACCAGTGCGCGCTCCAATTGGCGATTATCTTCACTCAGATCGCCGTTAGTTTTGGGTTGGCTGGACGGTATCGGGCAACTTGTCACCTTCGGACAACCAACGTAAATAATCGGCTGGATTGTCGAATCCAGGGCGCGTGTGCAACCGGGTAATATCGTCAGGCAAAAGAGACTGATACCAACGGCGCAAAGTTTCATTTTCATTGAGTAACCTTGTAATTCGTTGATTACGGTGTTGGTCGAGTTGCTGGGCAGCGACAAGCTGCTGACGCAATGCAACCTGTGCCAGCTCGTTACGCTTGGCGCTTTCAGCTAACGCGTTGAGCTGGTTTCTTACGGTACTGAGATCTTTTTTCTGCGTGGCGATGGTCTGGTTAGCCGTGCTAAGTCCATGCGATAGCTCGCTATTCTCGCGACTCATCCACCACAGCCCGATCGCGGCCAGTAACAGCAAAACAAACAGCGTTTTCATTGAATCCCCTTAATGCAGTGAGCCAGCTCGGCGGCGCGGCGATTATTCACACCGCGATTCCATACGCCGTTAACGTATGACCAACGAGGTAATTGCTGACAGGCTTCACGCCACTGTTGCCGCTTGATAAAGGTTGCCAGCGTTGAACGGCAAGCCGCTCCAGTACCGACGTTAAACGCAAAACTGACCACTGCGTCATACACCGGCGGCGGCATAGCAACCGGCATACACTGATCGACGCGCCGCTCTACCAAAATGACGTCGGCCACTAGATTGGCGGCAGCCTGCCGTTCTGATATGGCATTAGCCGGTTTGACGCCTGCGGTGTGACCGATGCCTGACGTCCATACTCCCGCGCTGCACTGGTAAGGTTCCAGGCGACACCCTTCCAGATTGGCAATCAACGCCAGCCCGTTCGCAGAGGTTTTTATTTGTTGATAATTAGGCAGTAATGCCGCCAGCGCTAACACTACGGCGACACTGCAACGCTTAACGATTGAGTTCATCAAACACCTTCCTATCGAGGGCTACGCGCTCTAGAAGACGGTAACTTTTGCGGCGGTAGTACCAATTGACAAAGAAGGTGCCGACCGCCACGGCGGCACCAATAAGCAAGGCAATATCCTGCGGCGTTAGCGCGCCAATACATGCCAGCACCGCCGCGACAAGGTAGGCGATGGCCGAGCTGATTCGCTCCATACTCAGTCCCATAAATTGACAGTCTCCCGTTGGGGTGCGGTGTTAATAGCAGGAAGTTCGATAGCGGTACCGTAGGGTAAAACGGCACCGAAATCGGCTAACCCCGGATTGGCTACGAGTACCACCTCAACCACGCTCTCAGTGCGGCCATAATGCCGAAAACAGAGTGCGTCGAGCGTGTCCCCTTGCGAGGCGATAACCATCATCAGATTTGCCCGATGATGGCGCGTGGACGACCTTGCAACCGACTGACCGCCCAACGAGCATCACGCCACAAGGTATCGGCGGTGTTCTCAGTTGCATCGGCTTTTTTGTCACCTTTGGCGCTGGCATCGTAGCCGCGATAGCGCTCGTAAACGCTGGCACTGGCAAAAGCCGACACGGCGCGCAAGTAGTGAAAACACTTCTCGCTTTCGCCGTCGATTCTCTCGGCAGGAACCTCAGCCAAGCAGGAAAAACCAGCCGCAATATTGCGCTCGCGGAACAGATATAACTCGGCGTTGGTTTCAGCGATCCCCATGCGAATCGCTTCCCGCAGGCGTTCAGGCGTCACCACATACTCAAGCCGCATCAGCTCACGAATGCGCACCGGGTCGATATCCGGCCAAAAATAAGTATTTTTTATGACAGGTTCGCGCTGTTCTGACACTGGAATAACGATCCCCGGTTTATTGGTACTGCTTTCTGGCGCAGGGATAATGATTGTCGTCATGACAAATCCTTGTAATGGGTGGGCGGTGAACGCAGAGAGCCAACAAGGTAAAGCCTGTTTTATCTGCGTGCCGCCCGGCGCGGGGCGCGTTCTGTTAACGGCTGGCGGTTGGCGCAGCCTTTTTCCGCAAGCGAGTAGCCGGTTTAGCCGGTGTTCGCACACGCTTAGTTGTCTTGGGTTTAGCTACGGGTTTTGGCAGCACTGGCGGCGCAGTGGCAGCTTTGAGAGCACCCTCTAACCGCTCAATGTCTTTCTTCACCCCAGCCAGCCGATCGAGTTGCATCGCTCGTTTGAGATGCGCCAATGCCTGCACTAACTGGCCGATATCACGCAGCACCAGACCGGTGATTTTGTGGAGTTTGGCGCGGACTTTGTCTGGCATATCTGCGGCGTCGGTCAGTGCCATGGTTTCCAGTAGAAGCGATACTTCAACCGGTTCACCGGCGGTACGTAAGCGGTCGGCAGCGATAGCCACATCTTCAGCTAGAAAATAGGCCGTAGGTCGGTTGTGTTTCGTCGGCATGGCAAGACGATGTTTTAAGGCATAACGAGCAATATCCAGCGCACCGGCAATGTCACCAGCGTCGAGCTTCCACACCATCACCGTCATCAATACCGCATCCTGTGCGCCACGACCTTCGGCCAATACACCGGCCACCCATGGCGCGTACTCCGGTAACATCCCACGTTTAATCACCGCCTTGCGCTCAACGGAACGCACGCCTTTTAAGGTGCGCATATCGCCGGATAATCTCATCAGCATCAGCTCGTAGCCGGTGGCATGGCGCAACGCGGTGTTCCCGCGCTGCGCTTCCTCCTCCGCTGACACCCGCATCATGTGACGCTGTGCAGGGCTAGCCATGACTTACGCCTCCGTTTTCTCGTCTACGTTTGGGTCAGATACCGGTGCCGAGGCTTGCGCAGGTTCTTCTGGCTTTTTGAAGGTACCCACTTCGATATTTTCAATCAGGCAGGCGCAGCCGTAATCCTCGACCACAAAGTCAATTTTTAGCGACTCATAGTTTTCGACACGGTCGCGCTTGGCGTTCTCTTCGATATGACGACGGTGGGCACTGTCCATGATGTAGATAGACAGGTTATCCAGACGGGTGATCATGATTGCATCCGCAGGGAAGTACGGCACGCGAACCGCTGGTAAGTTACCGATACGCTTTTGGCTGATAATCACATCTGCCGCCATAGCTTCGGTGTTAGCCTGCTCCTGATTCACTAGCGGGAAATACTTATCTGCCAGCAACTGACGACCGCAGATAACCACAAGGTCGGGATCTTCCTGATGCCACGGTTCAATCATGCTGTTGGTAGCATCCATCACCACCGCATCAAGATTGACATAATCGCCGTTTTTACCGATGCGAATGACGTCCGAGACCGTGCCATCTTCGTGGGTGTAACTATCCATCACGCGTTTAGGTGCTTCATTACGCAACTTTTGCAACCAGCCGACCGCCACGTCCTGCAACATCGGGTTTTTACTGCGATCGGACTTAGGCGCTCGCGCAATACCATTAAACCCGGTCATGATGTAATCCAACGCCTGCCGCTTGGCGATGGCATCACGTAAACGGATTTGGAAATCCTGATAACGCGCCCACAGGTCAAGAGTGTTGTAGCGAATATGGAAATCGAAATTGACCTGTTCGCAGGTGTATTTACGCGATTCCAGCGCGGCAAAATCAGCGGTTTCACGCTCGCCGCCATTATCTGTGTCGGCAGTGCTGGCGATCGAACCAGTGACACCGAGGCCAATCTTTTCGCCGGTCTGCTCATCCACTGGCACCATATTGATACGAGTCAGAAAATCAGAGGTCTCCTGTACCGTAGTGATCAGGGTTTGCGTCACGGACGGTTCAACGGTGAATTTTTTATCAATATCACCGACGTCAATGCTGTTCAGCATCGCGACTTGAGTCAGGAAGGCGTTAAATTTAAAGCGGGTATTCGGGCGCATAGTCTCTCTCAATCAAATAGGATTTGGTTGGTGCGCCACGGCGCACCGGTTAACAGGCACGCAATTAACAATTGGTTTGGTATGTCTCTTCACCATTGCCACCATTGGCCGCCGGGCGGCGCTGTTGGCTAAAACTTTCAGTCGTGCCTAGCTGTTCTTTCAGGGTTGAAAACTCTTGTTTGTCAGAGAGCGCCTGCGTGGTCAGGTACTGGATTTTTTTCTCGAGGGTGGAAAAACGCTGTTCGGTACTTTCACCGTTGCTCTGTAGCAGTTCAGACACGGCGGTTACCGCCTCATGCACATCGTTAAAACGCGCATCATCGCTGGCCTGTTTGCGGCTAAAGATGTTTTTGACCTTATCGGTCAGGCTGTTAAGTAAAGTGTCGGGGACGTCTTCGAACTCCAGCGCGGCCAGCGTGGCGACAGAAAACACGTCGTCAGGGTGATCTTTCTTACTGGCGAATGGGTTCACTTTGGCCTTAGCGCTAAACTCCAGCATTTCAGTGCCGAGGCTGGCCGGATCATCGGTCACCGCCAGACCAACGAGGTAGGATTTGCCGGTATTGGCAAAGTTGCGGCGAATTTCCATGGAGGTGTAAATCTTCTGACTGGCGGCCACCATATCGGTGAGTGGCGTAGTCGGGGTCAGTTTGGCAAACAACGCCAGCTTGCCGTTAAGAATAGAATCATCCTCAATCTGCTCAGCTTTTAGCTCCACCACATCACCCAGACGTTTAAAATCGCCATCAGGATATAAGCCCTTGATGTGCTCGAGGTTAATGCGAGCGCCATAAACGCGCGGATCAAAACTATCAGCCATTTGCTGAATGTCTTTGCCGTCAATTTCCCGACCGTCACAGGTATCGCCCTCAACGCCAATGCGAAACCATTTCGATACTTTCTTTGCCATTTTTCAGGTGTCCTGAGTGGTGTTTAAGTTCGGGGCTAGTTTCCTCACCCTGACCTCACACCGCCATCAATCACCGTCTGACAACCGCCGACACAACAGCCGCCTAAGGCGCGTTCTGCTTGGCTTGCGTAGCCTTGCCCTCATCAAGACTGCGAGAGGCAACCATGACTATTTCAACCGATATTTCTCTAATGCATGACCCGCGACGACAGGCCGCATTGCTTTATTGGCAAGGCTTTTCATCACGCCAAATCGCGGAAACTCTCAGTATCAAAAGACCCACCGTGGACAGTTGGAAACGCCGCGATAAATGGGATGACATTCATCCGATCTCACGGGTAGAAAATAGTATTGAATCCCGGCTGATTCAGTTGATTTCCAAGACTAAAAAAGAGGGTAGTGATTACAAAGAAATCGACCTGTTAGGTCGCCAGATTGAACGCCTTGCGCGGGTTAACCGCTACAGCCAAACCGGCAACGAGGCCGATCTCAATCCCAATGTGCGCAACCGCAACAAGGGCGAGCGTAAAGCACCGAGAAAGAACACTTTCAGCGAGGAAGCCATTGCCGAACTCAAAGCGATTTTCTTCAAACAATCCTATTCCTATCAAAAGCATTGGTATGACATGGGCTTAAAACACCGTATCCGCGATATTCTTAAATCGCGCCAGATTGGGGCAACTTATTTCTTTTCCCGCGAGGCGTTACTCAAAGCGCTGGAAAGTGGCTGTAATCAAATTTTTCTTTCCGCCAGTAAAACCCAAGCCTATGTATTCCGTGAATACATCATCAACTTTGCTCGTGAGGTTGATGTCGAGCTGACTGGCGACACTATTGTGCTCGGCAACAACGGCGCAAAATTGATTTTCCTCGGCACCAATTCCAACACTGCGCAGAGCCACAACGGCGATCTATATGTGGACGAATACTTCTGGATTCCCAACTTCCAAAAACTGCGCAAAGTGGCTTCGGGCATGGCCTCACAAAAACACCTACGCACCACTTATTTCTCGACACCGTCCAGTCTCGCCCACGGCGCGTATCCGTTCTGGTCAGGGGAGCTATTCAACAAAGGCCGTCAGGATAAAAGCGAATGTATTGAACTGGATATCAGCCATCGCGCACTAGCCGCTGGTGCAGTGTGTGGCGATGGTCAGTGGCGACAAATTGTCACCATTGAGGACGCGTTCGCCGGGGGCTGTGACCGTTTCAATATTGATGAACTGAAACGTGAAAACAGCGCCGCCGACTTCCGCAATCTGTTCTTGTGTGAGTTTGTGGATGATAAAGCCTCGGTATTTCCGTTTGAGGAGCTGCAAGCCTGCATGGTCGATTCTTTGGTGGAATGGGAAGACTTCGCGCCGTTCTCCGACCGACCATTCAGCTATCGCCCGGTGTGGATCGGTTACGACCCATCGCACACCGGCGACAGTGCTGGCTGTGTGGTTATGGCTCCGCCATTGGTACCGGGCGGCAAGTTCCGCATTCTGGAGCGTCACCAATGGAAAGGCATGGACTTCGCCGATCAGGCCGAATCCATCAAAAAACTGACTGAAAAATATATCGTGGAATACATCGGGATCGACGCCACCGGCATCGGGCAAGGGGTTTATCAGTTGGTGCGCAATTTCTTCCCGGCAGCACGAGAAATTCGCTATAGCGCCGAGGTAAAAACCAACATGGTGCTAAAAGCAAAAGACCTGATTACCACCGGTCGCTTGGAATACGACATCAGCTATACCGACATTACGCTGTCGTTTATGGCAATCCGCAAAACCATGACCGCCAGTGGCCGCAGCGCCACCTATGAGGCCAGTCGCAGCGAGGAAGTCAGCCACGCCGATATCGCTTGGGCGGCGATGCACGCCATGATTAACGAACCTCTCACCGCTGGAAACGGCAACGTTACCCCATCCATTCTGGAATTTAACTGATGAGCAAACGCAAAGGCCAGCGCGCCAAAGCGGTAACCATGACGCAAAAGCCTAACCAGGCAATGCAGGCGTTTACCTTTGGCGAACCCTCAGCGGTATTGGATCGCCGCGACATTCTCGACTATGCCGAATGCATTGGTAACGGCAGATGGATAGAGCCGCCGGTTAGCTTTGCCGGGCTGGCAAAAAGCCTGCGCGCCGCCGTTCACCACAGCTCACCGATTTACGTAAAGCGCAATATTCTTGCCAGTACCTTTATCCCACATCTGCTATTGAGTCAGCAGGTGTTTAGCCGCTATGTATTGGACTATCTAGTCTTTGGTAATGCCTTCTTAGAAAAACGGTTTAATCAGTTGGGGGATATTTTGCGACTTGAATGCTCACCGGCGAAATATACCCGCCGGGGCGTTGAGGAGGAGGTTTATTGGTTCGTGCAATCCTTCAAAGAACCGCACCGCTTTGCACCACGTTCGGTGTTCCATTTGATTGAGCCGGATATCAATCAGGAACTGTACGGCCTGCCAGAATATATGAGCTCGCTTAACTCGGCGTGGCTCAATGAATCGGCGACGCTGTTCCGCCGCAAGTATTACCAGAATGGCGCACACGCTGGTTACATCATGTATGTCACTGACGCAGCGCAAAGTAATACCGATGTTGAGGCACTGCGGGAAGCAATGCGCAGCTCGAAAGGATTGGGGAATTTTAAGAACCTGTTTTTCTACGCTCCTAATGGTAAGCCAGACGGGATCAAGATTGTGCCGCTCAGTGAGGTGGCGACGAAAGACGATTTCTTTAACATCAAGAACGCCACCCGCGACGACCTGCTCAGTGCGCACCGCGTGCCGCCGCAGATGATGGGCGTGCTCCCCAACAATACCGGCGGATTCGGTGACGTAGTCAAAGCCGCGCAGGTGTTTGTGCGTAACGAACTGACGCCACTACAGGAGCGGATCAAAGAGGTTAACGACTGGATAGGTCAGGAGGTAGTACGCTTTAAGCCTTACGAATTGCCGAAAAACAAGTAACCCATCAAGCTAAACCATCGCCGCCGCTTGGCGGCTTTTTTATACCTGCGATACGCGCCCCGCAGGTGACAGCAGGCCACCGAGGCACAAAGACACATCAACATTCATCCGCACGCGCATATCAGCACCACGACGCCCTCAGACGATCTGCGAATACATCAATAACACCGCCAGCGCGCAATGCTATCCCCGCCACGCCTGCCCGCTTTATGGGGAGGTTTTAATGCAGGTGCCTGAAGCCGCCGAAACCATGTCAACTCAGGTTAGATAAAGAAAAAATAGAAAGGGATAATGAATGTAAAACCATGCAACTTAATGCATGGTTTTTGACATTAATTAACTGAAAGCATTACATAAACAAGAGGACGCTCAGGAGTTCCATTTTTGCGAACTACAACGCCAGAGACTTTGTTGGTTTTAGCAAAATGCCTTAATGCAACACATAAAGCCTGATTCACGTAACCTAAACGATTTTGATTCTTTGCAACAATAATAGCATTGCAATCCTTTGGATTATCGTCTTCGTTAATGAATGCAACCTCATCACCAATCTCGATCTCATTGAGGTTTAACCGCCCCTCTTCAATTATGTAACGGGTGCCAGCCACCTCCATTACATAATCAAACGGAGTTTTTACAGACGAAAGATCAGGTACAAAACTAAATCCATCACCAGCAACTTTACCCCCGGTATAAGCCAGTAGCGCAAAATCTGAACCATTAAATGTTTCCGGGAGACGGAAATTATTCAAGTAATCCAGAAAGTCCTCTCTTCTGCGCGGAGGCAATCGGCGCATAAATGTCTGCATAACATCATTACTATGAGTGCGGTTTTTTATATCAAAAGCAGGAAAACCTTGGAATCCTTTCGCCTGAGCATTAATGAAGGGTTCTGTTTCAAGTAGATAGTTAAAAACCACATTGTCTTGGCTATCCCTGATCAACTCCCCAACGACAAACCGAGATCCACCTGATGCAGGTTGCCACGTAAGCATGAGGCGAAAAGGCTCAAACATATTTTGTATGAGAATAGTCATGTAACAATACCTTTTATATATTCAATCCTTTGAATTGTAAGTCTTTTTATCCAATTAGCCCTCATTTCGGTCAAAGGAACTGGACATTCTATTTCTGTGAGCTCCGACAGCATAAAATCTAAAAAATCACCATTGATTAACGTAATTTTAGTGGCCAAATAATCTTTAGCTGTAGGATTTGCTTCAACAAGTTCGCGCAAAAAGTCAATGTGTTTAAGATTTGTGAAACCATGCTCAGGATGAGAACGCCTCATATGATGTGTACCTCTGTGGATGTACACACTTAGCTGCTGATGGCTCCAACTGGAAACTCTATCTGGGAACCGTTCGTGTCCCAGACTTGTACCATTATCAAATAATGGTGACAAACGACAATGGTTTCGACCTTCTTCGGTTTCTGTCGGGGAAAAAATGAACCCCCAATTGTCTTGATGTCGATCCGTATTACCAATCAAAGCATCAAACAATGCCATGTCTAAAAGCCAATCTTTCCAGTTGGTCTTGTGCATCCTCGCAAGAATAATAAAACCATTTAGATTGTGGCGAGTTCCCCGCTCACGGTCAAAGTTCTCGTCGAGTTTTACAAAGTAATCGCCTGCATGAACAAAACGCTCATTGTCTTTATCATGAAACCATTCTATGAGCGCAGCACACTCAACCTTTCCACTCTCAGTTGAACGAACAGCAGGGAAAGCTTTCGGAACCTCAACTCCAATCTGGGAGCCTATCCGGTAAGCTATTATTTCCCCCCAAAACTGGTCAGGGTAATACTTTACCGATTTTTTGAATAAGTAACGCCAAGATGGCTTGATGTCAGGAATGAAGGTCGATGGAGAAAGCAACAATGACTTGGCTCTAGCGCCAACTGGATACTGAGCAAAATCCATTTCTGCTTCCCACCCAGTAACATTTAAGCAGTCCATAGCATCAACCCTTACTCACTCATGATTTCTTAGATAAATTCATATAAATATTAGATAGATAAGCCACCTGAAACTTAGCATCATCTAACGCATTATGCTTAGTGCCCACGAACTCCAAAGTCCGTTTTGGATCAAGTCCTTTACTTATACCTAGGGCAACAATAGTTCTCACATCTAAAGTATTTCTAAAATGCCAGGGACACTCTAAGCCAGCCCAAGCATAGGCATTTTGCAAAATCTCGCAATCAAAATCCTTGCCATTGCCCCAAACCTGAACTTCATCCACTGAATATTTTTCAATAAAAGAGGATAGGTCTGTCAAAGCTTCAACAAGACTTTTCCCTCTGGTAGACGTTACAGCAGACCTTGCCTCATCTGACTGTTTCAGCCACCAACTGATAGTTGATATTGAAGTCGTTCTACCAATTTGTTCTATATCCGTTGAAATTGAAACATAGAACTCATGCCCTAGATCTCCAGATGTTGGCTCAAAAAACACAGCGGCTATGGATAGTATGACTGCTGTGCTTTTTACATCTAAAGTTTCAATATCGATCATTAAGTGATTCATTCTAAACCACCTTTAGGTTCAAACTTTATCATTACAAGCAGCCTTTAATCGGCGTTGCCTTTTAATCAATCAATTTTCAGTATACATTAAATACTAACATTAATTCCGCTTGTTATACGTTAAACGCACATCATTAACTTTTTGTTTTTAAATGAAATATCCAATGCCTCACTTACCTTTCAACACCTAACGACTGTTTTTATATACAGCACAATGGCGTATCGCCGTAGCTTAGTCAAGAACTGCCATAGAACTAACATTCGAAATCCCAGCCATCTGAAGGTACGAAACCAGTCATTACATTATGGATCATATCACTAACTCTTGATTACTGATCCCTGCCACTCATAGAACACCATGGATGACAAATCCCCCCTCGCACCAACGCCTCCAGCTCCCACCTCTCAGCCACTATCCCTTGCTGTAACAGTTCCCGCCCAATTTGCCACGCCCTATCCTTTTCACGCTGGGTAAGCCGCTCTGATGGAGCACGATCGCGCGCTTTGCTTGGGTTATAGCTTTGTTGTTGTCGCTTTATGCTGGATGGCTGCGCTTTTATTGCATCCCTTAACGTCTTGGCAACGTCTGGCTCATCCCAGCCAACATCGCCGCTCTCTATCAGTTTTATCACCGCTGCGGCGTACTCAGACTGTGTAACTGGCGTTTCTATGTCATTACTGTGCAGAGCCTGCCCACAGTTATTGACAGGACTCCGAGGCGCGCCGGGGGCGCTTTTTAAAGTCAAAAAATCAAGGTCAACAGCCTTGCTCACAATGCGCCATTTCGTCTCGCGGGTTTTATGGATGTGATCGGCACCAAGATGAGGGGCAAAAATACCAACGACCTTCTGCACTTCTTCGTCGTAGTCATTGAGCTCTTCGGTAATCTCGCGCATGACACGCACCGTCTGTAAATCACGTGGCACATTGGCACCGCCTTGCGCAGCGATGTAAGTGGCAAAATCACCGGCATCGGCTGCGGCGCGTACCGCCTCAACTCTCTCGTCAAAACTTTCGGCCAGACTAATACCGCGCAGGCTTTGGCTACGGCACTCGCGATATGCGCCCATGGTTGGAACGCCAATGGGATGAAATTGTGGAATACGCCAGATAGACGCCCACGCAGTGACAGCGGCGGCGGCATCAGATAGTGGCTTGCCGGTTTCAAAATCCAGCTCACCCTCCAGCGCATAGCCGTCGATATTCTTGGCAATGTATTTCGCGATATATCCCGCCGCGCAGCCCTTATACATATGCTTGCACTGGAAGCGGTTTTCTTCAGCACCGCGCTCGTCACTATCTTCTTTCAGCGCGTATTTACGCATTACGGCGATCACTTCACGACGCTGTTTCGGATGGCAAAAAAGCAACATATGCCAGTGTGGTGTACCGTCGTGGTGAGGCTCCACAACGCGCATCCCATAAACTTTCAGTTCCCGATCTTTAAACGCGGTGCGCATTTTGCCCCAGATGCCACATAGATAACGCTGACCGTCTTTGGGTGAATACGCTTCGCCATCCCATTTATGGTTAAGCTGAACGCGCTTATCGGCCTTCTTACCGATTTTGCGCGTTGGGTGATATTTGGAAGGCGTGGTGATGGTGACAAATAGCCCACAATGATGCTGGCTTGCCGCAAAACCTTCGATCCCGGCGATATTACTCATCAACTCCATGCGGCGGATTTTTGGGTTAGAAATACTCGCCAACACTTTATCAATAAGGTCGAAACGCTCGCCGGTCTCGACGTTCTCCAGCTCTTGCGATTTCAGATACTCCAGATTAGCTAAACGGCGCGACTGAACATCCCGGATGGCGACTTTGCTGGCATATTCTGACCGCTGGAAATTAACCTCACCGGCTGCAATCAGTAACGCTTCACGCCATTGCATACGCAGCGCTTTAAGTTTACGTATCCACCACTCCTCGTTAACCAAACGCATGATGCTACGTAGCGCCTGTTGCTTATTCAGTTCACCCTTGCAATAACGCATCCAGTATTTAGGCGTAATATTGAATGACGACCGAGCAGCTCCTGCCACCAGACCGTAAATTTCAGCCTGTGCCTCATCGCTAAATAATGAATTTTTGTCGCCATCGTGTTCACTGACATATTGGTCACTGGCATGTTCATAAGCCGTAGACAGGATCGAGGAAATATTACCGGCCAATCTTTTGAGTTCTTTATCGTACAGCCCTGGTAAGCGTGAGTATTGGCTCGCCTCACCGATAAATAGTCCATAGGTATAACCGCTTAACTTCATTTCATACTTAGCGTTAATTTTGGTGATGCGCGGCCAGATACGCGGCATAAAAACGTTGAGCAAAAAACGATGAGCGGTCAGCAGCCCTGATTTTTTTAATAAGTAGGCGTGTCGGCCAGAAAATATCCCGCCGAGAAAATGAGGAAGCGAGCTGATTTTACGCAAAGCATCTTGCCCCTGACGGTATTCATCACGGGTAAGAGGCTTTTCTTTGCCAATGGCTTCGCGGGGAGCATTCCAACTATAAGCGCCAACAAAGGGCGCAGGTTTTTCAGATATAAATGGTGGGGTGGATGTGGGGGCAACTCGCCCCCTGGTTGACTCATTCATTTAACGACTTTCGCCAAGATGTGAATGATAACCGTAATCATGAATAACGCCGCGCCACTTAAAAGTGCTTCGGCGGGTAAAATCCATAATGGCGCAGTTACCACCCACCACGACCAAGCGGCTAGAATACCGGTTAGCTTTAAGGTGATAAAAATAAGCGCCAGCACAGTAGTAAAAAAATTAAGCGGAGTAAATTTCATTGTTTTAGCCTGAATGGTGGGTTGAAAAAGCTTCCTGACAGAGCTTGCCAATACGCTCAATCTCAGCGACCAGCCCTGCGATACTGGTTACCGTTGAATTGCGAATATGGTGATGCGCTAAACCTGTCACCAGTTGATTGACGGTTGGGTAATAACCGATAGGATCGAGCCAATCCTCACCAGCTCTTGCACCTGATTTAGCCACCTTCTTCTGATTTAAAATGAACTGATAGTTATCTGCGGTAACGACCCACTCTTTACCGATTGGAATGCGAACCATAATTAGCCTCTGAAATGTTTGCTTTGATGTTCGTGATCTAACTGACAGGAGATACAACGAATCACGCCCGGCATTGCGGCGCGACGTTGGGCGGAAATAGGCTGATCGCAATCCTCACAAATTGAGGCCGATACACTCGGTTTCATGCGCGCGGCGTTGATGCGGCGCGCTAATATGTCTTGCTGATGCTGTTGGATCGCATCCATTAAATCTGGCATGGTGTTGCCTCCATTTGGCTATCAAGCTGGATTAATGCCTTTTGGCTTAATTCATTAAAATGGTGGCTCTCACGCATCAACGCTGATGGCGTGGTGATGGTTTTTAAATACACACAGCGCTTTACGCACAGGCTGGTAATATCTGCGATTAAATTCAACGTCTCTGAATATACGGCGCGCGTCAGGTAATATGTTTTACCGCTTTCTTTATCTACTCGAATATCGGCCAGAATAAATGTGTCGTTTTCACCCTTCGCAACAGCAAACCAATTATTGATAAAAACCCATTTCAATTCCTTCTTCATTAATACACTCCCCCATTACTTAATCCTTGGTTATGCAGAGAAACCGACTCCTGAGTCAGTAATTCGATAAGCTCTACTTTCGATAATTCTTCTTTTTGTGCATGAACCAGTATTGAGTCCAGTCGTGATGAGAAACTGACAGCAGCATCTGCTTTAGCTTGATTACGCGCCTTATTTAATAGCCGCTCTTGCATTTCTGCTTCGGCTCTACGGTGCATATCTTGGCCGACCGTTTTATACATGTGCATATAAACCTCAGGTAATAGAAAGCCCGACGCAGTAAAGCGCCTATTAAATAGCTAGGTTATTTAATTAGTGGAGATATTGCTCAGGCTTAACCGCCGTTAATATAGTTGGCGCATGTTTAAATAAACTGAGTAACTCACGCAATGCACGGAATAGTTTTTCACGCCATAAACATGATTCATCATTTAAGCGCCAATAAGGCTGGTTAAATTCTTCTTCGGTTAATTCAGCATGAAGAAATAAAGTTTTACGCTGGCTAACAGTTAAACGACCAACAAAAGCCGAGTCATCAATTCGCTCTTTACGACACTCTGCAAATGCTTCACTCAATTCGCCAATCGCGCAAACAATACGCTCACGGTCGCTATCGTTCATTTCCTGCAATTGCATCACCGCATGGCGTTGCTTTAAGTGCGCATGGAAACACATGGTCAGGCGCTCGCGCTCACTCATCCGATTATAAAAACCGCAGGTTTCATTCCAACGCGGCAAGGCTAAATGGTTGGCGATAGCGGTACGCAGCCCGGCGGGTAACTTGCGGGTAAGCTCTAAGGTCACAACTGTCATTTTCTTCCCCACACTTTTGAATGCTTAATCGCTTCGATAATGTTTGCACGGCGACGACGGATAATGATCCCTTTGCGGCCTTTTCCGTGGGTAATTCGAGTATCCAGACAACGAGCCGCCTGATGGTTACAGAGCAGCGGTGCGATTGATATTGGTTGCTGCATACACCCTCCTTATAAATCCATTGGTAACAGTCCACGTAGTAGACGGTTGCAAATAGATGCCGAGTTTTAGCCATGATCGGCACATGGTATTTTGTGGTAGGATCGGATCGCCAAAAACAATCAGCCACAAAAGAGGTAATAAATGAATAATAAAAAAGCTAATGAATTAATCACTTCTCTCGAAAAAGCATTAATATTAGCCGATGCAATTCCTTCAACTATCGAAAGTCGGGAACTGGCAGATAAAGCTAATAGATTGTCAATCCAGTTAAGAGCGATAATTCAATCAAAAATGCCGACCACACATAAAAGCTTTATTGATATAAACTAATTATCTAGGCTGTGCTGTGAGGCCTTTTCACTTCGGTATGGTCGCACAAGCACATTAAAGATATCGTCCCAATCATCTTTGCTTATTAATTTAATACCCAACTCACGCCCTTTTTCTTTTATGCATTGAGCCAATGCTAATCGATAGTCAGTGCTCATGCCGATAGCTTTTACCTTTGCTCGCATATAGCTATCTTCAAGTAAATATTTCAAATCCAAACGAAGGATTTCTACTGACCCATCAGTACTGCGAAAAACTAAATCATCACCATCGATAAAAATAGGTTCACTTAGAAGCTCCTCAGTGGTTTCCCATTTCCTTGGGTTCTGAGGAACGACTAGACTATTTGAGGGGGATCTTTTTCTCACATCGCCACGAAAAAGAATTACGGTTAGTTCACTTGATACCTGCTCCATATTTTCTCCTTATGCCGCACGGCTTGATTTACTTATAGTGACTTAAAGCCCCATCCATAACAGCCATGCATCGCGCTGTTCAATTGGCCGATTATAGAAAGCCTCTCTCACTCCTCGGTTAAACTCAGGAATGTAAATCCACTTATCACCGGCACGCGCGTTTACCTTAGTTGGATCGCGTAACTCAATGAATGGCAACTTACTATTCTTAGTCATTTCTCTAATTGCGGTCTCTGGTTTCCCGATCAGTTCCGCAAACTTAGATTCATGAACTGCATCAAGCGGGTACCGAATCACATAATCTTCAACTTTCATCTGTGCTAACCTCTTTTGATCCAACCCTTTAGAAACCGTTTAAAAACGCTTATTGGGTGGTATTTCACGACCTTAATTGCTCCTATATAGGATCAATAGAGGTAAATCTAACTCCTAAATAGGAACAGGTCAAATGAAATTGAGTGAAAAGATAAAAGCGATGCGTATTGCTGAGGGACTTAGTCAAAATCAGTTATGCGAAATTATTGGCTTACCCAGAAGCACCGTATCGAAGTATGAAAGTGGGTTATTCGAGCCCGGTGGTGCTGCATTGGTGAAATACACAACACACCCGCAGTTTGAAAAATATACCCTTTGGCTGATGACTGATAAAACCGCACCGGAAGCGGGACAAATAGCACCGGCCATCGCACACAATGGGCAAGAGAAAACCACCTCAGGCCGTTAAGGCCGGAGAACTGGTTAGATATTTGTTATCAATATGCAGACTGGCTGTGGTTTGAGGCAGGCTGTTACATCGGAGGGCTTCGCTATGGCGATTAAGAAGCTCGATGATGGTCGTTATGAAGTGGACATTAGACCTTGCGGACGCGAAGGACGTCGTATTCGTAAGAGATTTGAAAGAAAGGCGGAAGCTATCGCCTTTGAGCGATATGTCATCGTAAACGCCAGTAGAAAAGAATGGGCGAACAAGCGGACAGATCGCCGCAATTTGAGTCAGTTAGTCGAGGTATGGTGGCTATACCACGGCCAGAATCTCAAGAATGGCGCGATTGAAAAACGTCACCTGATCAAAACCATATCAGCGATAGGTGACAAGACCGTAAATCAGCTCACTAAACGCGTATTAATGGAACATCGCAGCCTGCGCCTGACTAACGGCATTAGCGCAGCCACGATAAATCGCGATCTCTATCGGTTTTCAGGGATGTTTTCTGCACTGATAAAGCTCGAGGAGTTTGCAGGGCAAAATCCGTTACATGGTTTACCGCCATTAGCTGAAAAGAATCCGGGTATGACGTTCTTAGATTCGGATGAAATTAATCAGCTGTTATCGGTGTTATCTGGAGACGAGCGGCTTATTGCGTTGTTGTGTTTAAGCACTGGCGGTAGGTGGGGAGAAGTCAGCACATTAACCCCCGCTCAAGTCATGAATGGCCGCATCACCTTTTTAGAAACTAAAAATGGCAAGACACGCACAATTCCAATATCCGCAGAGTTGGAGAAAGAAGTGAAAGACAAAGCTAGCGGGAAACTTTTCAAAGTGGATTACGTGGATTTCTGTAAAACACTGCGAGACGTAAAGCCAGACCTACCACGCGGTCAGGCTACCCATGTGTTACGTCACACTTTCGCCAGTCATTTTATGATGAACGGCGGGAACATCATTGCGCTCCAGCAAATACTCGGACACGCCAATATTCAGCAAACAATGGCCTATGCGCATCTCGCACCGGATTACCTGCAAAACGCCGTTATACTTAACCCATTAAAGGGGGGATTAGCGGCCGAAACGCGTCCACAAACTGTCCACATTTAA